AATTGCGTTCGGGTTGGAGCAAGCGGTATCAGCTCTTATCAACCTAGATGTATTCAAGCCAAACATTCACATCAGTTTGAATGCGTTGCTGAAATAAACAACCGAAAGGAAATAAGATGGCGATTAGCATGAAAGACCTTAGACAAGTAAAGGCAACACAGCCGCCGCGCGTTTTGATTTACGGGCCGCCCGGTATTGGTAAGACAACTTTGGCGGCAGAGTTTCCCGACCCTATTTTTCTCCAGATAGAAGACGGCACCCCGTCCGACCTTACCCTTTCAAGCTTTGGTCGGCTCACGACCTACGATGAGGTAATGGAGGCGGTGGCCGCGCTCTATACCGAAGAGCACAAAGGCAAGACCGTCGTTCTTGATAGCTTGGACAAGCTAGAGCCGTTGGTTTGGGCAAAAGTCTGTGCCGACAATACGTGGACCTCTATCGAATCTCCCGGCTATGGTCGTGGCTACGTTCAAGCCGACGCGCCTTGGAGAGAGCTTCAAGAGGGACTTAACGCATTGCGTCGTGACAAAAATATCGGCATCGTCTGCATTGCTCATAGCGTAATTGAGAACGTGAATGATCCACTTACGCAATCGTACAGTAGATACGACATTCGTCTTCACAAGCGCGCAGTCGGTTTGATGCAGGACGAAATGGACGCCATCCTTTTCGTAAACCAGGATGTCAGTCTGCTCCAAAACGACCCCAAGGCCAAAGCCGGTCCCGGTACGCGTGTTAGGGCGGCAGGCGGGGGCAACCGCTGGATACATTGCACGCCGCGCCCGGCCTACGTGGCAAAGAACCGTTACAACATGCCAGACAAGTTGGAATACAAAAAGGGCGAAGGCTACAAGGTGATGGAGCCGTTCTTCCCCAACGCCGTCAAAAAACCCGCAGCCGTCAAAGCCGCCTAACAATCAAATCAAAAGGAACACAAGATGGTAGCACTTCCAGAAACCTTTGCCCCGGCCGACGTGCCAGCCGATGACAGAAACTTCGAGCCGATCCCTGTAGGCAACTACAAGGTTCAGGTTATCGAAAGCAAAATTGAGGACACCAAGTCCGGCTCGGGCCAGATGCTCGTTCTTACTCTCGAAATCCTCGACGGCGAATACGCAAACCGTCGAATTTGGGATCGCTTAAATATTCGGAATGATAACCCGCAGGCTCAGTCAATCGCTCAACGCGCGTTGGCCGATCTTTGCCTGCAAATCGGCGTGAGCCAGCTACGCGATACCGACGAACTCTTGTTTCACCCATTTACCGCCAAGGTCGGCATCCGGCAGGACAAAACCGGCCAATACGGCCCGCAGAACACCGTGCGCTATAATGTAGGGGCCGGCACGCCCCAAGGCGCTGCAAAGGCCCCCACACAGCCCCGCCAGGCCCCCCAGCAAGGCAGGCCGCCCCTACAGGCTGCCAAGGGCGCGGCAAAGCCTTGGAACCAGCCTAAGCAGGCCGCTCAGGCCCAGCTTGCTGAAGACGACGAGATTCCGTTCTAACCCTTGACGCGGGTTGGTAATGCGCCCCGCGTCCTTGGCAGCCCCGGCCCTGTAAACCAACCCCCTACGGGGCCGGGGCGAGCCTAATAGGTATAGAAATGCAGTTACCCGAACCAATCTCCCACACCGTCTTAGCCATCTATTTGGCCTATGAAAAGAATGCGTGGCAAGGCGACAGTCTTGGCGTCCCTATTTCACAGGCGGCTAACGACTGCTCTAGGGCTGTCTGGTATCAATTAAGGTGGTGTTCGTCCCCGCGTCAAGAAAACGAACCTGGCCGTAAAGAAAGCATTTTCGCTACCGGGCGCTACTGGGAGGAAAGATTACTAGACGACCTAGAAGCTATCGGCTGCCAAGTTGAACGGCTTGACCCTACTACCGGCCAGCAATTTCGCGTTGCTCTAGCCTCAGGCTGGCTCCGTGGCAAGTTGGACGGCCAAGTGCTGGGCTTGCCGGAAGCGCCTAAGACTTTGCACGTGGTTGAAACAAAGTCGCACGGCTCAAAAAGCTTTAAAGAACTTACAAAGAAAAAACTAAAAGAAGGAAAGCCCGACCACTACGCCCAGTGCCAGCTCTACATGCACGCTCAGTCGTTAACGCGCTGCTTGTACTACGTGGTGAACAAAGATACCGACGAACGCTACACCGAAAGGGTGGAGTACGACCACGCCTTTGCCGTTAGGCTAGAGGCCAAGGTTTACCGCATAGTTAAACAAGACAGCGCGCCGCCCCGCTTGTTCGAGGACGTTACGGCTAAGGCGGCCTTTCCATGCCAATGGTGTCCCTCAAAGCCGCAATGCCACGAGGGCGCGTTTGCCAGGAAGAACTGTAGGACATGTATATCGAGTAGCTTCCGTGACGGCGCTATTGTTTATTGTGAGCTGCACGAGAAGGAATTAAGTTATAAGGAGCAGCAAGCCGGATGCCCTAGCCACCTTTTCTTACCATCGCTTGTGCCTGGCGAGCAGACTGATGCCAACGAGAAAGACAGGTGGGTTAAATATAAAATGAAAGATGGCAGTGAGTGGGTGGATGGAGCATTAGTTACGCCGGATGCGCTGGCTCCATTTTTGCCGTCACAATAACTACGAAGAGAAGCTGGACAGGAGGGCGGGTAGATGAGTAAAGAACTCTATATCGAAGCCCACGACCAACTAATCGGTGAATATCTAGATGCACACCCCGATGCGTCTGATAGTGAAGCTACGGAGGCGACTGCCGATAAAGCCTATGACCGCATGACGGATATGTACGCCGATATGATAGATCAAGCCAAGCAGCGATTGAAAGACGAAGGCAACTGGCCGCTTAAGCCCAGGGTAATCAAATGACCCAAAAAATAACCGTCGATAAAAACTACGTCATTATTGACGGCCACCAAATCCCACGGACCCACCTTTGCAGTCAGGACCAATGGACAAAGTTTTGGGCTAAGGTAGCCCCTAAGAAACCAGACACAGGAGAAACAAAATGAAAAAATACTGGGTTGTTTATAACCCCCAAACTACAAACTTTCAACACTACGCGAGCCGCGTTGAGGCCGAGGACGCAGCCAAAGCTTTAGCCGTAGCCAACGAGGGTTCTGAGTTTGTAATCTTTGAGGCGCTGGCGTCGGTTAAGCAGCCTGTTAGTGAGGGGGCCGGTGGGGAGAAGAAACCAGTGACTGACAAGGAAAGAATTGAACAGCTAGAGAAGGCTTTAAACAGCGTTGAGGCAGAGTTGGACTTTGCCGAGCAAGCAAGGGACCAGGCCGCTGACCGGGCCAACAAGGCAGAAGATAAGTTAGACGCCATTAAGCGGGCGGTGGGGGGTTAGAATGTTTTACCTGGGACAGAAAGTTCAGTGTGTAGACAACTCAAACCAAGACCAGAACTTGAAAGTAGGACAGACCTACGTCATAGACCGTGCCGAATTTATCGGGGCCGCTACTAAAACATACGTTTGGGTTGTAGGAGTTTACGACAACTACAAGCCAACAGGTGGCGGTAGCCTCTACGCCTCCCGCTTCCGCCCCTTAGTCGAAAAGAAAACCGACATTTCGGTCTTTACTGCACTGTTGAAGCCGAAGCTCGTGGATGTGTGATGACACCAGTAAATTACGCAAAACTGAACGAGCAAATTAGACGGCACCATGTCCGCTACAAACAGTTTATAGATACCATGCCGCGCAAGCTAGTCTGTCAGGAATGTAGAGGTAGTGGCGAGTTTCACGAATCGATTTTGGATTACGGCGAAGGCCCCGACTACCCTTGTGGCTTCTGCGAAGGCACCGGGTTTGTAACGCCGCATATGCGCGGGCAGTGGCTCCGTTGGAAACGGAACGGCGAACTATAATGCTTCTTCGTCCCTACCAGCAAGCCGCCCTAAAGGCCCTCTACGCCTACTGGCGCAACAACGGCGAGAATAGCCTTATTGTGCTGCCTACCGGCGCGGGCAAGAGCTTGATTCTAGCGTCGATCTGCAAAACTATTCTTACCAACTATCCTACATTACGCATTGCCATCGTTACTCACGTCCGCGAACTTATTTCCCAGAACTACAAAGAGCTGATCCGGCTTTGGCCCGAGGCCCCCGCCGGTATCTACAGCGCGGGTTTGAACAAACGCGACCGTCACCATCAAATAATGCTGATGGGAATACAGTCGGTCTATAATAAAACGAATCAACTTGGCGGCTTTGATGTTCTCCTAATTGACGAGGCCCATTTAATCTCAAGAAACGCCGCTACAATGTACGGCGCATTCATTGCCGCACTCAGAAAAGATACACCTGACATGCGGCTTACCGGCACAACGGCTACGGCCTTCCGTCTTGACTCCGGGCGCTTGGACAACGGTAAGGGCCGATTGTTCGACAAGGTTGTGTACGAAGCAAAGATCACAGACCTAATTGAACAGAACTTTCTCTCCCCGCTCTTATCCAAAGCCACCGTTACGCAATTCGATATTTCAGGCGTTGGTAAGAGGGGCGGCGAGTTCATTCCCCGCCAGCTAGAGGTGGCCGTGGATAGGGATTGGATTACACGTTCAGCCGCCGAGGAGATTCACAAATACGGGCACGATAGGAAGAGTTGGCTAGCATTTTGTTCTGGCGTTGAACACGCGGTCCACATGCGGGACGCTATTAGGGCTACAGGCGTTAGTTGTGAGTGTGTAACTGGCGAGACACCCAAGGCCGAACGCGACAGCTTTATAAGGCAGTTCTCCGCTGGCCGCGTCCGCTGTCTCACAAGTGTTGGTGTGCTAGGGACCGGCTTTAACCACCCCGGCACTGATCTTATCGCCCTCTTGAGGCCCACGGCATCGGCTGGGCTATTCGTCCAACAAGTCGGGCGCGGGCTGCGTCGTGCCCCCGGTAAGCAGAACTGCCTCGTCTTAGACTTCGCCGGCAACACGGCACGGCACGGCCCTATAGATACGATCACGGCACACAGTGCGGGGGGGCAAAGGGGCGAAGGGGAAGCCCTAACCAAGAACTGTCCTACGTGTATGACTATTCTTGCGCTTGCCGTACAGCAATGCCCCGTCTGTGGCCATATATTCCCGCGCGACCTAATGCCTAAGCACGAAGCCGTTGCGGATGCTTCCACAAGTATTCTGTCCAAAGGCGCGGCCCAGTGGGTAGATGTAGATGCCGTGCGCTACTATACTCACACCAAGCTTGGCAGCCCGAGCAGCTTAAGGGTTGAATACTCAGGCGGGTTTACCACCCATAAGGAGTGGGTCTGCCTTCAGCACTCCGGGCTAGCAAGGTCCAAGGCCGAGCAGTGGTGGCTTAGGGCCGGAGCTAGGCCTATTCCTTCGACGGTAGAAGAAGCCTTGCGCCGGCAGAGAGAGTTGAAGAGGCCGGAGCAAATATGCGTG